GGTGTAAAGCTTCACGCCCGCTTCGATAAGCTTTTTGTTGATGTCTGCGAGCTTTTCCTGAGCGTTTTCTGTATCTAATGTAATATTTATGTGAGTTTCGTCCGTAACGGTAAAGTCGGTACCCTCAAACATGGGAAGTGCCTTATCTGCATTGTCAACGCTGTAGATGTACTCTGAATTTCCGCTTGTGCTTGCCTTAATCATTTCATCAACGGTGTATACACCCGTCATTTTACCGTTGTTGATGATACCTACTCTGTCGCACATAAGCTCCATTTCGGACATAAGGTGGCTTGAAACGAGTACACAGATATTTTCTTCATGAGCAAGCTTTTTGAGAATGTCACGAAGCTCTTTGATTCCAGCAGGGTCAAGACCGTTTGTAGGCTCGTCAAGCACGAGAAGTTTGGGGTGGTGGAGAAGTGCCTGAGCAACGCCGAGACGCTGTCTCATACCGAGAGAATAACGCTTGATTTTCTCGTTGATACGGTTTGAAAGTCCTACAAGCTTTACAACCTCATCGATACGCTCTTCGGTAACGCCGTCTCTCATACGTGCATACTGACGGAGATTGTCTCTGCCTGTCATATGCTTATACATTTCGGGATTTTCAACGATACCGCCGATACAGCTGAGTGCTTTTTCGAAGTTCTTGTTTATATTGTAGCCGCCGATTTCGATACTGCCTTCTTCAAGAGTGAGAAGTCCTGTAATAATCTTGATAGTGGTGGTTTTTCCCGCACCGTTTGGTCCGAGAAAGCCGAAAACCTCACCCTCATACGCTTCAAAGCTTATATCGTGAAGGATATGGCGTCTGCCGAGAGTTTTGTTGAGATCGGTTATTTTAAGGGCAGCCTTTTTAGATATGCTGTCGTTAACCTTGATATTTTCTTCCATAAAAGCCGCTCCTTTCTTATGCGTTTTCGTCGGACTCATCGTCCTCTACAGGGGTAATGTATGAATCCATATCGTAGAACTCACATTTGGTAATTTTCCAGCCGTCGGAGGTTCTTTCGAGATAGAAGGTGCATTCCTGATTAACGCTTGTCTTGACAACTTCGGGTTCACCTGCTTCTTCATCACGCCAGCTGTAGGTATCGTCATATCCGCCGGGACAGATTATAGTACAGTTTTCTGTACCTACAAAATAAAGATTAGCGGTGCAGGTCATAACAGCACAGTTAGGACCGTCCTTATTGACCTTACAGTCGGTCAGGTCAGCGGAAAACTCAGTGATATAGCCCTTGTCCTTGTTGTCAAGAAGCTGTTTCATAGAGCTTCTGAAGTCCTCCTTAAGAGAAGCCCAGCCGTACATATCGTTGTAGGCATCCTCGACTGAAAGCCAGTATTTGTCGGTGAACTGCGAAAACTCCTCGATTCTCTTATCTGAATCTGCCGTGCTGTACTGAGCGTTAAGCTCTCTGTACTTTTCGGGAGTAACGTTATAGTCCGAAAGGGCTGCGGAGAATTCCTTGACGGTCTGTTCGATAAGCGGCTTTTCGGTTTTGAACCGATTAAGGTCAGTTACTATATATACCGCAAGACCGATAACCAGTATACCGCCGAGAATAAGTCCTCTGTTTGCCTTTCTGAGAAATTTTTTCATGTAAATCCTTCCCTTCTTTTAACAGGACAAGCCTGCTGTGTGTTGTACTGAGTGTACCGAGTGATTTAGTACAGTTATTATTATACACATTTTTTTACATTTGTCAATAGGTAATTTGTTTTTTTTGAAAAAATATTTTTTGTAGATTGTTCTGTTAATCGTAATATTTGTAATAAATAGCAAGCAAATGCATATAATATCAGTCAGAAATCCGTCTGCAGGGGATGGTGTAGCCCAACGATAAAACAGGCGTATGCGGAGAAAGCATACGCCTGTAGTTAATTTTATATAAGCAGCCGATTGGCTTAAGCCACTGGGGCTTAAAGCATTTTTACAGATGTTGCTGTTTTACGGAAGATTGAATTTGAATATCAAAAAGGCTTTCCGTAATTTTTGATAACGATATCCATAAAATTCATTTCTCCTATTGAAATGCTGTTGATAACAGACAAGTCTGTTGAATCAATTACACCGTCATAGTTTACATCGGCATTTACAAGATTTATGGAAACGGAATCTCCATTGAGATAATTTTCCAGTAAGGAATAATCCTTGCTGTCTGTTACGCCGTCCATATTCACATCGCCTCTGTTATAGTTGGATTTATATATCTGTGAAAGCTCGGCTTCACTTTCTTCATTGGCAACTCTTGTTCCGTCGCAGTCGAGATAGAATGAGTATGTTTCGGGAATAATATATCCATTATATTCACCTTCAGGAGTACCCCTGTACCATTCGTTCTGATAGGTCATACAGAAGAATTTGGATACGTTGGCTGTACACTCTACAAAATACCATTGATCATAAAGCTTTATTCCTACCAGTGCATGAGCGGGTGCAGAGACTAGCTGTATTTCATCTTTCGTGAAGCCCGCTTCAAGAAGGAGAAGGATGTATGATCTTGACATGCCTGCACAGGCGCCTCGTCCCTCAATAATAGAGTATGCTGTCTGATGCAGCGGGTAGGTGTCATTATAATTGATAAGATTGCCTGCAAGCTGACTGTGAATATATTTTGCTGTTTCATATTTTGCGTCTTCACGGGACTGACCGCTTGATCCGCTGATGTTCCAGTTAATGCTGCTGTTTGAGCTTTTCAGCTCATTGTAAACCTCAGTAACTTTTGCATCTATCTCAGATTTGAAAAGCTTTGCGCCGCCTATGCAATACTGAAAATGCTCTAAAAAGACTGAATCGGTAATACCGTCAGGTATAGCAATCTCACTGAGCTGATCACAGCCTGTAAACAGATATCCGCCGCTGAGTTCGTGTGAGAGATTCTTGGAGAGAGTTACCTTTGTAAGTTTTTTACAGCTTCCAAATGCTGCATATTCAATTGTTGTCAGATTATTATGAAAAGTAATCTCACAAATATCAGAGCCGTTAAATGCATACGCACCGATTGTTGTTACAGGTCTGCCGTGAATCGTATCGGGAATATCCACTGTAATATTTTCTGCACCTGAAGATACATATCCCGTAATGGTTACAGCTCTGTCTGCTATGGGAAGAGAGTAGCTAAGATCATACTGAGCTGTTGTAAAGGTACCGCTTATAACGGAATCTGTATGATAATTGAAATGATCAACAAAGGTGGGGTCGGTCATATTTCCCGGTGCATAGATTTTCTCAATGCTGATGCTGTTAAAGAACAGGTAGCCGCCCGAAAGCTCAGTCCTGAGATTTTTTGATAATGTGACTGATTTCAGATTAGGACAGGCAGCGAAAGCATAATCCCCAAGAGAAACAACACTGTCGGGAATTATAACATCGGATATTGCTGCATTGTTAAATGCAAACGCACCGATTTTTGTTACAGGACATCCGCCTATGCTGTCGGGAATTTCAACGCTTACCGATTCGGCTTCAGAGGTTTTGACAAAGCCTGTAATAGTTACCTCACCGTCGGATTTGATGTAACGCAGAGAATAACCCGCTTTGGTTTCAAAAACCTGTTCTATCTGTTCATTCAGCTTTTGTCTCATCAGCGTCAGATCAAAGGAATCTATGAAGCTGTCTCCATTAAGGTCCGCATCCAGCCGGTTATTAAGCTGACCTGAGCCTGTAAGCCATTTTTGAAGCAGCATTGCATCGTCTGCTGAGAACTGTCCATCGCCGTTGCAGTCACCTTCAACAACAGTTTCGGCTGCAGAAACGGGAAGAGAAGAGCTTTCTGCTGCAAAGCCTGTCATAAATCCGCTGCTCAGAGCAAGCAGAAGTGTAGAGATAATAATGTGTCTTTTTTTCATGATTGCATTGAATCCTCCTGAAATAATGGGAATGATTATATACATCATAATGCATTAAGGTTAATGGTGTATGAGCACAGTTACTAAAATATTATAGCTGATTTTGTCAGAAAAGTCAATGATTGCAGCCGATAATGTTAAAGATTGTAGTGCTGCAATAGATATTGGACAAAAATAAAAAAGAGTAGAGAGATAGACGAAAATCTGTTAGAATAAAGATACCACACAAAATTCAAGTCAGAAAGAAGGTCTATGTCACATCTTTTTTCTCGTGTAACAATTTATACTTATCAGAGTTTTTCGTGCTGCATTTTTACTTCGCTGCCAATGATTAAATACGCATCAAATCCAAACATCTCAGATTCAATGAATGCCATTACATCTTCACCTTCAGGCAGTTTTCCCTTTAATACGCCGTCTATCAAGCTTCTGGTTTCATCCTTCTCATCTCCGTCAATTTCAATAACGGCTTTTGTTGGTTTGTTTTTTACCGTAATAGTATGTCCGTTATATTCTGCTTTCCAGATTCCTTTTTCAACAGCTTGTAATCCTACTCTGTTACCAACAACTAAATGTGATTCGAAACCAAACATCTTGGATTCGAGAACTGCTATTACGTCTTCACCTTCAGGCAATTTTCCCATAAATAAACCAGTTATCAGGTCTTTTGTTTTAGACTGTACTATTCCGTCAATTTCAAGAGTAGCTGTAAAGAAAGTGTTAACTATCGCAATAGTATGTCCGTTATACTCTGCTTTCCAAATTTGTTTTCCCATAATTTTCTCCTTTTCAAAATAAAATTTCTTTTTTTAAAAGCTGACATTTATGTCAACTTTTCTTCTTATTTAATAATCATTTAAAAATAAACATACACGACAGACCTACACATGCCACAACATATAATGCACCTAAAATACCGAGGAATATACACATTCCCTTTTTACTTTTCTTTTTGTAGCTTAAAAATGCACGGACAATACCCACAATTGATATAAGCAGACCTACAATAACGAGTATTTTTTCCAATACCATACCTCCGGCAAAGTTGTTGCACAATAAAAGGGTATTTCCTGTGATAAGCTCAATAGTACCGTTTCCTTATGTATCTGAACGGCTGAAACTCAATTGCCTTAAAAACAAACTCTTCATGATTTGAAAGGAAAATGATAAGCAGATTAAGATTACTTGCTCTGAGTGTTTCAGCAAGATCAAGTCCCGAAATACCAGGCATATCTATATCAAGAATCAGCAAGTCAAGCGGTTCATTCTTTTCAGCAGCTTATCCTGAATATCTTCAGCATTTAAGTAATACTTGATCTCTGCCTCCTGATTCAGATTATTCAAAGTATTTCTGATAACTTTTCTTGCTGCCAATGCATCAAGTTCGCTGTCATCACAAATTGCAATATTCATAATTATTCAGCCCCTTTCAGATTTCATTATACCATTTTTAAAAATATTCTGCAAGGCATGATTAATTATTGAAGCTCTTTTTAATTCTACTGAGAGCAGATTTAACTGTCTTTTCCACCGCACCTGCACTGACGCAGAAATCCTCTCCGATTTTACTTCATTCTCTCGGCACGCTGTTTTTCTTTGTTCAAATCAATATCAGAATAACTATACGGCGATAAATCAATCACAAAGTAGACTGGACTTCCAATACTGATATTCACAAAAAGATATCACACGCACTTGATGATATACTGTATGATTACAGTGACAATAACAACTGGGAGCTCAGCTTTGAAACAATGGACAAGATAATTGATAATGTAAAAACCATTGCTCGCAGGAGGTTCTATTCATCTGATGAATGGAAAGAGGTAGAACGTGAACATCTTAATTCTGACAGACGGTATTACGAAAAACGCAACGCTTATCAGCTGAACATAACATAACACAAAGCATGTCCCGAAAAGGAAACTGCTTGGACAACGGTGCTAAGGAAAACTTTTTTGGCAGGCTTAAAGTCGAAATGTTCTATGGCGAAAAATTCGAAAGTGTTAACACTTTTATTGATGAGCTGAATGAATATATTTATTATTACAATAACGAAAGGATTTCTTCTAAACTAAAAATGAGTCCGGTACAGTACCGAACTCATTTCCATACTCTTTAATTATTTTTGTCTAAACTTTGGGGTTCACTTCAACATCGGTCGCCTGAGATATAAGACTTTCGGACACTCTGATATTATATTCATCAAGCCGCTTTTTGAGAATTTTTATTAAATCGACGGTAAAAGGCAGCGAGTAAAGTTAAAAAATAAAAATATATAAAAGGTGTTGACTTTTCTCTTCTTTGGTGATATAATAATTAAGTCGTACGAAGCGTATGACTTATATCGCGGTGTGGAGCAGCTAGGTAGCTCGTCGGGCTCATAACCCGAAGGTCGTTGGTTCAAATCCAGCCGCCGCAACCACATCTAAACGCAACGATTGATACAAAATCGTTGCGTTTTTCTTTATGCCAAAAACGCCTTAACTGCGTTGTTTCTGCCCTGTTTGGCAGAGGATGATTTTACCCTTATCGTTTCTTTGGAGAAAAATAAGAGAGCAAAGAAACAAAATGAAAGTGCAAAGAAACGGAGGGGGTGGGGGTTGCATTTTACCGTTTCGTTGGTCTTTCACCGTTTCTTTGGAGAAGTGCCGTTTCTTTCCTCAATAGCCGTTTCTTTGGATTTTTTCAGCGTTTCTTTGCATAAAAATAAGGGGTGCATTTCGCACCCCTAACTCATTTTATACTGTAATTTCACTCCCGTCCTTAAACAGGAAAACTATTCTTCCATCTCTGCATATCGTCACATGATCAATTGCTTTCAGCCATAAGTCTTCTGAAAATTCTGTAATCACATTCTGTTCACGCAGCGTTTCAGCATAATGCAGGATGAATTTCAGCTTGCTTTCCATCGCTTCCTTTTTGCAAACTAGTGCGTCATGCTTGGCCTTTAGCGACTCATATCGCTGTACCAGTTTTTCATATTCAGCCTTGTAAAGCTCCTGCTTCATTGGCTTTACAGAATTTTGCTGTATCAGATTCCGTGTCAGCTCTGCGACAACGTCCATTTCCTGCGTCACTGTTTCAATCGCAGTATCATCGGAAACCGTGAAATGCTCACTTAACAGCAGGCAATTCTCGATGATCTCATCCTTGTTTTCAAGAATCCGATTCATCGCCAGAATGAATTTGTCCTTGATATGCTCCTCGTACAAATGCGGCGTTGTGCATTTCTCACCATTCTGAAATTTATGGTTGCACTGCCATATCACACGACGGTATTTGCTGGTGGAGTGCCAGACCTTTGAGCCATAATATCCACCGCAGCACTCACAAATCAGCCTTGCTGTGAAAATGCTTTTGCTGTTGTATTTCCTGCCAAGCCGCTTTCTGCGCAGATACTCCGCCTGCACCAGTTCAAATTCCTCTGGCGGAATAATGGCAGGATGGGACTCCTCCACATAATACTGCGGCACTTCACCTTCGTTGATTTTTGTCTTTTTTGTTAGGAAATCCACTGTAAACTTCTTTTGCAGCAATGCCGAACCTTTGTATTTTTCATTGGTCAGAATACTCTCAATCGTGCGGCTGTACCACTTTTTCTGACCGCCCGGTGCAGGAACTTCATGTTCCATAAGCATCTGTGCGATTTTGTTTGTGGTCAGTCCCTCCATAAAGCTGCGATAAATCAAACGGACGATTTCAGCCTCCTCCGGTACAATTTCGGGTAGTCCATCCTCACCCTTACAATAACCAAGGAACCGGCTGTACGGCAGTGATACTTTTCCGTCTGCCATTCGTTTCCGCTGTCCCCATGTGACATTCTCGGAGATAGAACGGCTTTCTTCCTGTGCAAGAGAGGACATGATCGTGATGAGCAGCTCACCCTTGGAATCTAAGGTGTAAATATTCTCTTTTTCAAAATATACCTCCACACCTTTTTCTTTCAGCTTACGCACTGTTGTCAGAGAATCGACAGTATTTCGGGCGAATCGGCTGACGGACTTTGTGACAATGAGGTCGATTTTTCCATCCAGAGCGTCCGCAATCATGCGGTTGAATCCGTCACGATGCCGAGTGTTTGTTGCAGAAATACCCTCGTCCGTGTACACGCCAACAAACTCCCAGTCGGGGCGTTTCTGAATATAATCCGTGTAATAGCTGACCTGTGCAGCGTAGGAAGTCTGCTGTTCTTCAGAATCGGTCGACACTCTCGCATATCCTGCAACCTTGCGTTTTGCAGTGCTTTCAAGAGGTACAAAGGTCGCAGGATGCAGCCTTGCGGGGATTTTGGTTACTACGGGCATTTATGCCATCTCCTCTCTTTTGAAATCTGACCTGCCTGTTTTCGCATTTCATCCGTCCAACTTTCCGAGCGTGAACGATCCTGCCATTCCACAGTTTTCGTTGCGCCGTTGTGGAAAATGAACTCCAGCTGATTCGGCGCAGGAACAATGATCTGCTGAATTTCAGAATGGAAAATATCTTCATCATATTCAGATAATCCTAGAACTTCACAGCAGGCAGCATACAGCTTTCCTTCCGGAATTTGCTTTGCAGTCGGGCAGTATTTTTTACCTTTGGTGTTGTAAGTACTGCATATCCACACAATGCCGGTTGCAGTTGTTTTTCTGCGATAATTCTTACCGCAGCCGCCGCAGAGGATTTTTCCTGTGAAGGGATAAACCGCAACTGTAGATTTCGGGGGAGTGAAGTGGCAGCTCCTCGTTTTTATCAGTCCTTGCACAAGATCAAAAATCTGTGGCTCGATAATCGCAGGATGTGATTCCTCAACATAGAACTGCGGAAGTTCTCCTTTATTTTTCAGGCATTTCTTTGTGATGTGATTTTCCCGATACGCTTTTTGAAGAAGCATATTACCTGCGTATTTTTCGTTTTGCAGAATCCTGCGGATGTCTTCAGTAGTCCACTCACAGCCGTTAATGGTCGGGATCTTCTCCTCATTCAGCATATTGGCGATTTTCATCTTGCCCATACCGGAAATGTACTCGGAGAAGATTCTCCTGACAATTACGGCTTCTTCGGGAATTACTTCAAGACTGCCATTAGGTGTTCTGCGATAACCAAGCATCCGCATACTGCTGACACGTCCTTGTTCAAAATCTCTGCGAATACGCCATTTCTGATTCTCACTCGCAGAGAAACTCTCCTCCTGTGCATAGCTGGACAGTATCGTCAGCATTAGCTCACCGTCCGCACTCATGGTGTGAATATTCTGCTCCTCAAAGTATACATCAACCCCGATGTCCTTCAGCTCTCTGACCGTTTCAAGCAGAGTGACAGTGTTTCGGGCGAATCTTGATATGGATTTTGTGATGATGAGATCAATTTCGCCATTTCTGCAAGCCGCAAGCATTTTCTGAAACTCTGCACGGTTGCTTTTCGTGCCGGTTAATGCTTCGTCTGCATAAATCCCGCAGAACAGCCATTCGGGGTTGCCTTGAATCAGCTCGTTGTAGTAGCTGACCTGTGCGGACAGGGAGTGCAGCATGGCGTCTTTGCCGCTGGACACTCTTGCGTAAGCAGCCACACGCAGTAATCGTGGCTGAATCGGGATTGTGGGTTCAATTTTTTGTATCAATCTTTTCGTAATACCCCCTCCTTCCGATACCATATTAACTCGTCACGGAGGAATTATCAACGAATATACCGGACAAAGATATGCCGTATTTTTCAGCCATTGTTGTATGCATTGCCCGATAGTCTTTTTGCGAAATTACGCCGTTTTCCAGCCATCCTTTCAGAATGTCAACCATGATCTGATACATCATTACATTGCGATACATGCACCCACCTTGCCTTTCCTGCACACTGCTTGGAACAGTAGACCTGTTGCTTACTCGGATATGTGATAAATGTCTGCTCACATATCGGACAGATCTGTGATGTGGTTTTAGCAGACTCCTCACGATGCTCACGCCACCAGATCATACGACAGCGATCGGAGCAGAAACGCTTCTTTTTGTTTTTCTGCTGAATGATTTTTCCGCATTCTTCGCAATGTTGTGTTGCGTCCTTTCGGGAAAGATAGGACTTGATCGTTCCCAGTGAGATGCTTAAGTTTTCACTGATTGTTTTCAGTGAGCATCCGTCAGCTCTCATTTTCTCGATTTCATGTTTTTGTTTGATCGTCATAGCAATTCCTCCTTCTGCTCCTGTAGTCAAAAGAAAATGGGGAAAATCGAACCCCATAAAAGATTTTTTGCTTTCTATATTCCACTACAGAAAAGGAGGCTGTTTGGACGAGAAAATGCCCCTCCGAGAGAAAAATTTCTCCCAGAGGGGCATGATGTTAAATATCCTTCTTCTCCACCCAACCAGTCACATACTTCCCGACAGGATTCTTGCCGCAGTATGCTGATTTCGTTGTAATACGATATCTTCCATTAACCTCAACACCGTCATACAGATAGAAAGTACCCGTTTTCTTCACACCGGACTTTGCAGTAGAAGAAGCATACAGCACAGCATTCTTCAGCGAAATCTTATCGCCCTTCTTGTGAGCCTTTTCTGCTGTAAATACCGCCGTGCCATTCTCATCAAACACAGAATACCCAGCCTTACAGGACTTTTTCGCATTATCAAGGCTCTTGAACGCTCCAGTCTGCGACTTCACATTATCCCAAGAAGTACGCACACGATAAATCTGCCCCTCATTGAGATAATACGCCACCTTTGCCTTGAACGCTGACCAGTGAGGCAGAATGTACAGAGGACACATCTTGTAAGAATTTCTCATAGTATTGAGCGTATCCACATCACCGGTCTTACCATCCTTGATGTTCAGCCAGTGCGTATGCGTAAACAGGCACTCAATACCAAGCCCATACTGTTTCAGCAGAGCCGCCGCCAGTCGTGCAGCATTGTCCTCGGACTTCTGGTCATTGGCATTGTATGCAGAACTCATAATGCACTCAATTGCAATAGTCTTGCGGTTGCCATTGCCGCCGCCGTCAGCAGCGTGCCAGCCGGACAGGTCAAGGGGCAGATTTTGCCATGCACAAGTGTGATCCACATAGTAATGCACACGGACATCGTTCATGTTTCCGTTGTAGGTGGCACGGGTGTACTGTTCCGCAGGCGTTGTGCCTTTCGCAACACTAATCCACGATGTGTTATGAATCGTAACACCAATAATTTTGCCCTCCATAGATACGGAGGGCATTGCAATATTTCGGGGGTTATGCTTCGTGAGCAGAAACTCATTGACGATTACACCGCCGAGATTCGTTGTCTTATCAGGTTTCAGAATTGCCATTTTTATTCTCCTCCTCGATTCTTTCTTCAGCCCTGCCGACTTTGGTCTGCAGAACATCAATTGCTTTCTTCATTGCGGGCGGATACGGGATTCCCATTAACGACGTATTCTCCACGATGGAGAGCAGTTCATTCAGGCAAAAGCTGATGCACACGGTATCACGGATATAGTTTGTGCCGAGAAGAATGTCGATCCTCACGCCGACCACGACCATGAGCAGAATGCAGAACTTCTTCGCAAGTCCCACCCAGCCAGCCT